TCACTTAGTTTTATTTGACCACTACTTTGTAAAGCCATCTTTCAATTCCTTAATTTGATCTTTTAACTCTTTTATACAGTTAATTAAAAGTCCATGAATTGCGTCATACTCTACTGTTTTATATTTTTTGCCATCTACAAGTTTAAGTTCTTTTTCTCTTACAGCCTCTGGTAAAACTTTTTCTAATTCTTGTGCAATGATACCAGCAGACTTTTGTCCATTGTGTCTTGTAAATGTAACACCTCGCACTTCATCTATCTTATCTAGTGCGTTAGGTATCATTTGTATATCAGATTTTAATGCAACATCAGATACTGTAGTTGAGAAAGCAATAACATCTCCCTCTACATGTAAATCTCCATCATTTTCTAATCTCATATCTTCAGCACCATCAAGAAAGAATCTTGTTGTTGTTGTGCCAAATTCTATATAATCATTCGTATCTCTACCTATATGAGTAATACCATCTCTTAAATCAGGTTCAACACTTATAGTTACTCCTGATACATCTATACCAGTACCAGCAGTTACACCAGTAATAAAAGATGAAAGTTCAGAATGTTTTGCTATTCTTGTACCACCAGCAGTAGAGCCATCATGTACTCTTAATGTTTTTAAATCAGTATCAACGGTAACCTCTCTAACAGCTCCTGTAAAAGAACCATGATCGGATGTTGAACCTCCTCTTAATTGTAATTTCTTAGCCATTACGTTATACCTCCGAAGTCTATTTGTAAGTTAGTACCATCGACTGTGCCAATGTTACTCATGTTATTATTTTGTCCGTCTAATGCACCACCTAATTGAGGTGATGTATCATCAACCAAATCTGTGTTTATGCCAGTTAAAGCAGCACCATTAATTGCTGGAAGTGTTCCAGTTAAATTCGCTGCTGGAATTCCTCCTGTTCCTGTAATGTTATTACCATTAAGGTCTAAGTTACCACCTAATTGTGGTGTAACATCTCCAACGATATCTGTAAGACCAGCACTTATACTAGCCCATGATGTACCATTGTAGAATTTAAGAGCATTGTCTGTGCTATTGTATGCTAAATCTCCCTCATCTAAACTAGATGTTGGGTCACTTGAACCTACTCTGTATCTTTCTGCAAAACTGTTAACTCCAGATATATTAGAAGCTACTGTGTTTACATTTGTTATAGCGGCGCCTACAGTATTAACATTTGCAATAGCACCAGCTACAGTTGATACATTTGCATTAGCACTAGATACTGTGCTTACAGCACTAGATATTCCTGCGACTGTTGTAACATTAGATGATACTCCTGCTACTGTAGTTACGTTACTAGATATACCAGCAACTGTAGCTATATTTGCAGATATTGGACCAAGTGCTTGAATATGTGTTGTGTCGCCTGCAACCGTTCCTATGTCAGAGCCATCGGCTGCAACAGTAGAAACAGCTGAAGAAATTCCTGCTACCGTTGTAACGTTAGATGAAATGCCAGCTACTGTTGTTACATTAGCTGAAATTCCTGCTACCGTAGATACGTTTGCGTTGTTACCAGCTACAGTTGTTACATTGCCAGATATTCCAGCTACTGTATTTACATTTGAAATGTCTGTCGCTACAGTATTTATTGTATTTCCAGAGCCAGTTGTTATAGCCCCTAAGTCTCCCAAATCTTCTGTAAATAATATCTGTCCTGCGACTGCGTTAATATTGTTAATGTTAGTTGCTGAGGTATTAACATTAGCAATAGCACTACCTACAGCATTTACATTAGCAATAGAGCCAGCAACGACTTCTATCTCTGATGATGTTTCGTTTAGATCGTCAGCTACAGTTTCTATTTCAGATACTGCTTCAGCTAAATCATTTGCTACAGCTACTACTTTGGTTATGTCAGCAGCGACTGTATTTACTGAGCTAATATTTGTTGCAACAGTTGTAACGTTTGCTGCTACTCCAGCAACAGTAGTTACATTTGCTCCTATATTACCTACAGTAACAACGTCTGATGTAATCGCAGCAACAGTTGCTAGGTCAGAAGCAACAGTATTTACTGCTCCAATATTCGTAGCTGTTGTATTTACGTTGGCTATGTTGTTAGCAACAGTTGTTATTTCTGTTGTTTTTTCACCTAGTGTTGTTAAATTAGTAGAAGATAAAGTTGTTTCTGGTACGCCATTAGCGTCAAAAAATAAAACTTTAGACGCTCTAGTTGCTTTTGCTGGCAATGTAACGTCAGCTACTATGCTATCAGTATCAGCTAATTTAACTGATCTATCTGTATGTGTATCAATATCAGCTAGTTTTGCATATATTTTATCTAAATCTGTGTTAAGTGATGTTATATCAAATGAGCCAGTTGTTGGAAAATCTGTAGAACGTTCTATTGAAATATCTCTAATAATAGTAATAATGTCTCCAGCAGTAGCTCCACTACCACCCAAAGTAACAGTACCCCCAGCCCCAAACTCATAAGCACTATCGCTTGCACTAGCCGTACCTGAAATGCTGTACTTGTTAGCAGCACTCGGAGTTGCTTCATAAGTAAGTAAAGTTGTTCCATTGTATACCTTTATATCAGATGTACTAAAAAACTCAAAAGGGATAGTAAAAGCAGTCTGGCTACCAGAAGCTGTGTAGGTTACTCTAGGCGTATTTTTAGCCGTTAATATAGTCATAATTATCTCTCATCATAATAGTCTGTGCTGTAATTGTAAATGGATTTAAACGTGCCATCTATATAAAACAAGTTATTAAGAGGTAAAAGGTCATAAATAGCTTTTTTTGCACTTCTTTCAGTCATGTCATCTGAAGCTATAGAATCATACAAATCATAAAATTTGCTACCAGCTGGTCCCATTAATAATCTGTATTTATCATGTGGTCTAATTTTATTGTTATCTGGGTCATATGGGTCTTTCATGCCAAATAATGGTCTTATGCCATACTCGTTATCTGTAGCATTTTCTACCCAGCCATTTACATCGCTAAATATAGCAAGTACCCCAGACTTTTCCACGCCAGTCATTATTTTTTCTTCTAACGATTTATCCCACCACATTTCTCCTCTATTTTGTGAAGCTAGTTTTAGGTAATCTCCTAACATAGCAAAACTAACCATTCCTACTGCTCCTTGCATTAAATAAAAATCTCTGCCTGTAACACCAGACATTAGTAATTTTCTATTAGCAGAAACCATCCAGCTAAAAAATTGAAAAGGAATAGACATAAATGCGTTTTGAAATTTAGTTCCATATTGATGTTCTTGAAATCCAAACTTTTGTAATACAGGATTGTTTCTTACTATAGATTTAAAAGATTCAGACGGAATGTCTACAACACCATACATCATGTTTAGTTTGTCTGCTGGGCTAGGCGTTATAATAGTTCTTTCTACATCCATTTGAACAGCAACACGTAATCTAGCTAGTGCTTCACCACCACCTTTTTTGCCTGACCATGCCTTAGTATTAGCTAATATGTACTTTCCGTCTTTTTGATAAGGCATTGACTTAATTAATTTTGCAGTATTTAAATCAATGTTATATGAGTTAAGTCTAAGAATTTCATCTTTAGTTGCTGAACCATCAACATATTTTATTATATCTTCCATAAATCGTCTTTGCGAAATAATGCCAGTAAATCTTTTTATACTCAAAGTCCAAGGGGTTAAACCATTTGCCCAATACCAAGCTCCTTGTGACCTTTGCAATATGTTTGAGCTTACTGGTCCAATACCAGTGGTAAACCTTTCCATTGCTCCCATTTGATTTGCTAATTCATGTGCATGATATAAAGCGTCAAAGTCAGCTTTCATTTGTGTCCATGCTTTTCTATTAGTTGTCATTGTTTCAAAGGTATCACCAAACGCTCTTTTTATTCCATGTACCATAAGTGGTCTACCAGTATCTGCAAGTGCAGTAAATACAACACGACCCATTGTAGCTAGTGATGTCCAGTTTCTTAAAAACTGTGCTGATGTTTTGTCTATAGAAGTAATGTCTTTATTGTTATAAGTTCCATACATTTTTTCTTTTGCTGCATTCATAGAACCTAATGCTTTGTTCATAGCAGTAATGTCAGATGTTTTTTTAATATCTCCAGATAGCAATATGTCCATTTCTGTTTTGTTAAACCATTTATCCATGTGTCTGTCGCCAAATGATCTAGTCATTTCTATAGCAGTTCCCATTCTATTTGCGTACATTTTTGATATTGCTAGTAAATCAGTTTCTAAAAATTCTTGTATTTCTTTACTATCTATTCTTAATGACCTTTCCATCAATGGTCTTGCACCAGCTTTATAAGAACCACCTGTTCTACCAAATGCCATTAATCCATCACCATCGTTTCTGGCTGACTGTTGTAAAATGTTTTCTGTTATTTCGTCTACTAGTGCGTCAGTATCTTTATAATTTACTAATCTTTTTTCATAAATAGCAGGATTTGTTTCTATATGAGTTTTTATTTTTTGTTTAAATTTGTCTAAATTTTTAGATATTTTTTCAAAACTATAATATCTGGTAATGTATGTTTCTTTAAATTCATCGCTAAACGGTCTAATTACTCCATCTTCTAAGTCTTCTAATTGACTTTTACCTTTAGCTAATTGTTTATTAAACTTGCCCTCTAATTTTTTTAATCTTTCTATAGCTACGCTAGAAAGCTTGTTTTCTTTTATTGCTTTTGCAATCTGTTTTATATAACCCTCTGTAACTTCAATATCATTTACTAGATTTTTTTGACTAGCAAACATGTTTAAGTTTTCAGCTTCATCACCAAATGTTTTAAAAAACTTTCTTGTATGGTCAGCTGCTTCTCTAATTACTGGATTATCTACTGACTTATAAAAATCTTGATCAGATACTGCCTTGTAAACTTGTTCACTAAATGCTCCAAAGTCATGATTTGCAGGAGCTACTGATGGGTCTACTATTTGTTTTAAGTTATATCCTAGTCTCATTCTACTTGCAGTAACATTTAAAGAACCTACTTTTGTAGAATCAGATTGACCTGTAGCATATTTAACATACAAATCATCAAAACCTACAACCCATTCATCGTATGTTTTACCCCATCTGGTCATTGCTCTAGCAAATACAGATGAGTTTAAAGATATGCCAGCTTTCGCAGCCCTTGAAACAACACCCATATCACCTACTAGTTCTAGCATATTTTTAGATAAATAGTTTCCAACGCTAGGACTAATTTTTTGTAGTGCATTTCCTACTTTTCCCATGTCATAAAATTTATCTAACTGTCTTACTAGAAAAGTTGCAACACCGCCCTCACCATAATATGTATTATAATCGGCTGTACGAGCTTTCATTACATTATTCCAAACCTCATCATTTAATCTTCTTTCATATTGTGAAAATGATTCTTTTGGTTTTTTTGCGTCTACTATTGTATTTCTATATATTTCTTTTTTTACCATATATTCAGCTACTTCATCTTCATTTTTAAGATGTCTAGCTATATCTTGTGGTATTTCATGTGGTGATAAAGTGTCTTTATTTGATGACATGTGCTTATTGTTTTCTACTAATTTTTTTATATATCCAGTATCAACAATAGCAATTGTTTCGCCATCAACTTGTTCTATTCTAACTGGAGCTTTATTAGATGTTCCGTATTGCTTTACCTTAGATGTTGTTTTATCTATATTAATTTTTGTTGTTTCTGGTTTATCTATCCAACTGCCGTTTATTTTATTTGTAGCTTTTGCGTCAGGCGTAACAATATGATCGCCATTTTTGTCAACAAATGTGCCAGTTTCATTTTCTTTTACTTTTACAACTTTTATTGTAGGAAATTCTTTTTCTACGTTTATTAAATTACCATCCCAAATATTGTCTCCAGATGTTTCTTTTTGTGCTTTATGAATATTATTCATCAATCCATCTGGTCCACCTTTATCATCTACGGTTTCTTTAATTACTTTTTTATCTTGTAATTTTGTAGGCGCCCTACCTAAAAATCCATTAAACAAACCACCAAACAAAAATGCACTTCCAACATACATCATAGTTTCTTCATCAGTAGCTGTTGGGTCATAATGTCTTCTAAATGGTTCAGTAGCTCCTACTGATAATCCAGATACAGCACCACCTTTTAAAAATCTACTGCCAAAAGTTATGCCTTTTCCAAACAAACCTAATGGTACAAAGTTTTCTGGGTTTAATAAATTACCTACTAATGCTGGCATAATGTTTCTTTCAGAAGCATTTAACCTGTCTCTTCTGTCTTGGTTTCTATCAATCTTAGATTTTATATGGTCTGCATGTTGTTCATTTCTGGCATTAATAAATTTTTCTTTATATCTTTCATAACCCATTAAGTAATCATCTGCAAAAGGATTAAAGTTTTCATCAAACTCTTCAGCACCCTCATATTCATAAATAAAATTATTTTCTATAGATTGTCCAACCCAGTTTAACCAAAACTCATCTACAACATCTTCAGAAAATGTACCTGCTTGTGTTTCAAAGTCTTTATATGTTTGTGTAACTTCTCTTGATTTAAGACCAGTATATGGACCAGCTTCTTCTTTCTCTAGTTTTTGAGAATCAATAAACTGTTGATTTCTTATTTCGTCTTGATTAGTTGCCATTGTTTTGTAATGATTCTGCTATTTTCCCAAACTCTTCTACTGTAATTATTAGAGGGTCTCCGACTTCATCTCTTAACAGCGTAGGTTCAAAAACATTTTTACCAATGTGTATTACTTGATAATCAAATGTTCCGTCTTCATTTTCTAATGGATAAAGTTTATATCTGCTTAATGCTGGGTTATATCCTTTTGGTTCTGATAAACTTTCTGTTACAGCGTCTGAACCAAATTCTTTTTTTGTTTTAATCATACCGTTTATTTTAGTATTCATAAATTTAGTTACTGCAAAGCCTCCATCAGTAAATGCTTCTGAATGTATTCTATCTGGTGGGTTTTCCATAAGAGTTGTTGTAGTCATCAAGGTTTCTGTGTCTGTTATATATGAACCCCCTAAAGCCAAAGGGCTAAACCCTATTACCGATTTGCCAATATTTTGTTCTTTTATTAAATTTTGTCCCTCTTCAAATATATATTGTTGTACTTTGTTTTTTGTTGGAAATCTATTTGAAGCTTCTATTCTGTCCATTACTGCCTTTTTTATTTTAAATGCAACTAAATGTCCGAATCTTTCATTTTCACTATCATCACTTATATCGCCTATTCCTCTTAGATCATTTACTTGTTTACTCAAATAATTATTAAAATCACTTACACCTTTAAACTCACCCTTTATTCCTTGTGTTTTATTAAATACATTAGTTAATCCTAATGAATACATTTCTGTTAACTCTTTATCGTTTCTAACAGAATCAAATTTGTCCATAACAAGTCTATAGTTATCTGGGCTTGCATTTGGCACTTCTGCTAAGTCGCTTATCAAATCTGACTGTTCGCTGTCGAATCCGTTTTCTTTCATGTATTGGCTATTTTCTCCCATAAACTGTATTAAAGGGGCATATCCTGAAAGAACATCTACATTTCTGCTTTTTGCTGCACCAACTATTGTATTAATAACAGCTGGTGGTAAAGCATGCACATTTTTGTTTTTATATAAATACCCATAAAAATCCATTATAGATCCACTCTGTTGAGCTTGTTTGTATGATTCGGTTTTGTCTGTTTGCATAGCATATGTTTCATATATTTGTTCTAAAAACTCTGGGCTATTCAAAACAGTTTTTATTTTATCATTAGTTAAATCACTAGCTTGGTCTTTAATTATTGCGTTGTTTACCTTTATAAAACTTAAAGAAGCTTGATATTTAGTTGCGTATTCTTTTTGAAAAGCTTGATACTCTAAAGCTAATTCTTGAAAAATTTTGGTTTTGTCTCCCTTTATCTTTGAAAGAACTTGCTCTTTTGTAATAACTTTATTGTTTATCTTTAAATCGTTAACGCCGTTTGATGAAAAAAATTCTGTTATCTTTTTCATTGTTTTAGCGTTTGTAGAATTTAAATTTGATAAGTCCATCATGTCTGAAATATTTATATCAAGTAAATCATATATATCTGCTTTAGCATTTAATCTATTTATTTTGTTATCATACATATTGTTTAAGTCATTATTAGACATACGACTTCGATACAAGTCTTTTTCATCTTGTAGTTCTTTTATTCTTAAATTTAATGTTTGTCTGTCTTTATACGCATAATATTCTGTTGCAGCATTTAGCAAGATGTTACTTGATTGTTGGTTAAATAATAGTTTGTCTTGTTGCACTTGTGACGATTTGTGAGTTTTATCTACATAAAATCCACTTTCTACAATTTTAGATTCTGCATGTAGTTTTGCATTTGCTCTATCGTCTGGGTCTAATGATTCAAAAACTAAAGATAGTTTTGATCTAATCTTTTTGTTAAACTCACCTTTTGATATTTCTAACATTTGTGCTGAATTTCTTTCATCTAAAATAAGATTATCTAAAGAATTATTAAGCGACTTGTTATATTTAGCATTCATTAACCTTGCATATTCTTTGTTACCTGTACGTCCTAAATCTGTTCTTTCAGTATACTTAACAGGCATTTTGGTTGTATTGCCATTACCTAAATCAATGTCTTGTGTAGTAAAAGATTGTGATTCAGCACGTTCTAACGCTTCCATTTTTCCATTTTCTATTGCTCTGTTATAAGCAAATTTTGAAGCGTCTGCAAATAATGAACCATAACTATCGGCTACGACAGCTTGTGCTTCTGCTGGTTTGCTAGTACCTCTGTTTACTCCTATACGAGTTTCATAAGATACTTGTCTTTTTTCTTTTATTATTGCCATTAACTAGGTGTCTCTTCTAATATTTTTGATGAAACTACTAACCCATTAACAAACTGAGATGTAGCTTTAGCTTTACCCATTTTTATATTAGCGGCTTCATCTATAGTTGCTAACTGTCTCATGTCGGCACTTCGTGCTACTTCATCAAATCCTCTTAAACTTATAGCGTCTCTGTCTTGTAAATAAACATTACGTGCTTCTTTCATAATTGCTTTATATGAAGCACTTGCTATATCTACGCCAGTTGCAGAAAATTCTGCTAGATTATTGCTTTTGTTTTGTTCATATATTTTTTTTCTTTCTCTTTCTCTTAATGCTATTTCTAGTCTTTCTCTTTTTATTTCATTAGTATATTGTTGTTGTTGATATCTATTTTGTGCAGCTTGTTGACCATAAAAGTCTTTAGTTGCTTGTCCTTGCATTAAGCTTAATCCCATAGAAGTTATTGGTGAAGATATAACGCTTGTAACTGCTGATATTCCTTGACCTATAGCTACAGCTGTAGATGAGCCAGCCATAGTTGCAAATGTGGCTGCTGTTTGTTGAAACCCAAAGTTTCCAGCCATTGTACTTAATGCTGTTAATGTTGTAGGTTCACACATTAAAAATATACCTCCGAAGTTATCCCCAATATTCTCAATGGCAATGGTGCTGACTGAGTAATGTCAATAGCAGGCTCATTGTCATATCCTAAAAAGTATACATTCTTCTTTCCAGTATAACTAGAAATGGTTGAAGATGTATCAATAGTTGTTTCATTTATTAAAATGTCATTAGAATTAACGGTTAAGTTATACGTACTCGATAGTTCTAGTATACATTTTGCTATTTTTGTAGGGTTACCAGTTAAAGGATTTTGTGTACCAGTAGAAGTAACTTTAGCATTAACAGGCAATGTTTTTATCTGCATAGTAAAATCTGTTCCAATGTCTACAGCAGAAGCTGGAGTATCTAAAACTACTACACCTCCTGACGTAACTGTTCCTTTTCCATAGTAATTAATATTACCTGATTCTGTGCTTCCAGATGTTCCATGTACTTCTAGTCCTCTCATATCCGGATTGCTATTTAAAGCAGTAAAAGTCTTTGATGTTGTAAATTGCAAAGCTACTCCATCTGCTTGTGAAACTGATTGATCTAAAACTATTACATACTCTCCGCTATTTGCTGTTGCTGTTACAGAATTTATTGTATAAACAGTACCAGTTCCAGCAAACTGAAATGATTCACCTATATTTGGTGCATTTGTAAATCCATCAGCAATAAACGTAGTAACAGAAGAAAAACTACCGTTTGTTAAAGGTGAACCATGAGGTTGATAAGAACCTGATAAAGTTTTTGAAACAGTCATGTCTGTTGGCACATCAAAAGATGTTGAAGCAAACTGCTCTAAATAATAAACATCTGCTGAATTTATAGTTCTTTTTACTGCAATATAAACAAAATCTGTTGAACAAGCTACTGACTGTATAATTCCAGTTGTAGACCATTGCACCCAACCTTGTAATTCTTGTATTTTTTGTGAAGAGTAAACGCCTAATGTACCGTCTGTGTTTACTAAAAAGTATAATTGTTCGTCTCGATCTGCTAATGATTTTATTCTGTCTGCGTCTATTGGATTTGATACTAAATGACTAGATAATAAAGAAATAGGAGCAGAAACAAATTCTTCTGTAGAAGCATTAAATGTATATTCTCTTACTGTTTTTCCGTTTGTTTGTATAAAAATTGTAGAGCCATCAAATATTTTTGCTCTTGCAGGAAGCTGACAACCCAAAGAACTTTGTCTAATTATCTGTAAATCAGTAGGTGTAAGAGGTTTTCCTATCTGTGGTTTAAGAAAAAACTCTGCTGTGTTTGTTAATATTTCTAAAACTTTACCAGATATAATATGCCTTATTTCATTTATTTCATCGGACGCTATTTGTATTTGTATTGAATCAGAATCAGCTGCTTCCCCTACATCAAACTTAAAAAACTGTCCTACATTGCTTCCTTGTATACCATCTGGTAGTGATGGAACACCAGCAAAAAATAATCTTTGTTCATGAAATGCTACGGTTTTAGGAAAGCCATTTGCAGTAGATATAACTTGTTCTTGCCAATCTCTAGTAGGTGCGTGTGTTTTTATAATAACTCTAACACCACCACCATCTACTGATTCTGTAGCTGTATCGCCTGAACCAGCTGTATATGTATAATGATTGTCATCTACTACTGTTATACTAAATGTACCATTTAAGTTTGCATTAGCTAAACCGTTACCATCATCATCAAATATGTCTTCTGACCCAGATATTACTACTGAAGCTCCTGTAGACAAACCATGATTTGCATGAGTTACCTTTACTGTTCCAGAACCTTGTTGCGTAGCAAATGGGTCATCATCTAACTCAACAAATAGATCGTCTTTTAACGTTACTGTTACTTGTGTTCCAGATGTATATCCAGTAATTGTAGCTTCTGTTCCATATATTTTTAGCGTTGTTCCTACATAGTCGTTTGTAAAATATGTAGCACTTGACGTAACTGTTACACCTGAACCAGCACTTGAAGAATTTGCGTCTAATGTAACTGTATTGTCAGCAAACTTAAAATAAGGTTGATATATAATTTTTCCATTCAGACTGCTTTCAAATGCAAAATCTGTTCTAGTAAAAGTTGTTGCACCTGTTCTCTTAATAATTTGTGGAATAAAGTTTTCATTTACTGCAATCATAGTATCGCCTTGTTGCGATAAATTTATATTTTTTAATTGTGCTGTAGTCCATGGACAGCTTGTAATTGTTTGTAATAATGTTCCGTTTGTTGAATAAATTTTTAATGCTGTGTTTTGAAATGCAAATATATATTCTTGTTCTCCACTAAATATGAAAGGTTCAAGCCTTGATTCTGCTCCCAAATCGGCTCTCCAAAATGTCCCACCCCTCCTTTCAATTGCCCCTTGGTTTCTGCATATTACGTTTCTAGCTTTATCTAATGATTTGCCATAAGCGTTTAAGTCGTTTCGTGAAATAAGATTGGGGTCTACTTCTCCCCCACTAAAATTTGCTTGATGAATTCTTGTTGTTGCCATTATGAAGATACTTTAGCTTTTACAGTCCCCAAACTTCCAGAGTTTCTTCTATTTCTAAATCTGTCCACATCTGCACGTCTTGTTGTTTGTGCTTGTGAATCTTGTGATTTAGCAATAGATAGTTGCCCTTGTGCTTTTCTTTGATACAAAAGAGATAATGAATCGTTTCTTGCTATAGCTCCAGAAAACAATGAAGCTAATTCAAATACTAATGCGGATTTAAAATATGGTGGAAAGTCTGCTTCTGACGGTTGAAATGTATAATCTGCTATTACTACATCAGTTGATGTAGCGTCGCAAAAAATCTGATCGTTATATCTATCATACTGAATAACATTATCTGAAACAGTTATTGTATTCATTACCAAAGCGTCTGATGGCAATGAATAAGCTGAAGAAAATCTTCCTAAAGGTTTATCGGTTTTTCTAGATAGTTGTTGCTGTTTAGTTGAAAATCTCCATCTACATCTGGTCAACATAGTTTCTAAAGTCATGTTATATAATTGATTGCAGACTTTGGATTCAGTTGTATTTTCACTAAATGAGTTGATAGTGTTTGCTCCTACTAAAACTAGGGCTTGGTTACATATATCAAATTTACTATCTGTCATAATATTTGGGTGGGGCTGGGAATAATATGAGTGAAATAACCCAGCCCCTGAGTACGTTATGTACCGTTAGTTGTCGTTACAGTTGTCGCTGCCGTTGCACTTGTTACAAATAATAAATCTCCAGTTGCAGTACCACCTGTGGTACCTACAGCTAAGATAATATCAAATTGTTTCAAGTCAGCAGTTACTGAATTAAAGTAACCTGAACCAGCAATAGTTGCTGGTGCGTCAGTACTCTTATAAATAAAGAGATTTTGATCGCCTGCGCCAGCTACCTTTTTTAAGTTTGTTGCGTCTAAAGCCATGTTATCCTCCTTATTCTGTTATTTGACATTCGATAGCACCGTCGTTGTCAATCATGACAGCTCCTGCACTAAAGTATGATGTTATTAAATTACTTACTTTTTCTGGTAAATAGTTCATTTCAGTAGTAATGTCCTGTCCACTAGCCATCCCAACAGCAGTGTTGTGATATGCGTGACAGTCTCTAGTTGTACTTGAAATGGATAGCCCAGAATGAGTAAACCATAAGAAACCTAACCAACGCTTGGCAGTCATTCCACCAGCATATGGTAAGTCTCCCTCTCCTACGTATTCTGCTCTGCTGAATTGATCTATTTGTAATAGGTCAGCCCAACCAGCAGGTGATACAACAAAGTATCTTTGTCCGTCATCAGGGATATCTGCTTCGCCGAATGCTTCATATACTGTTAAAGCTTTAGCTAGCGTTAATGCCGCTGAACCATGAACTACGTTGTTTGAGTTAGAGCCAGCGTCTAATACATCTATTATTAACTGGTCTACTTTACGTCCAAGAGCCGAAGCAGCTGATTGAGCTAATATTTGTCTTTCGTCAATATTTGTTTTTAGCTCATCAAGTTTGTCAACCATATCCGCAGCATAGAAATCACTTAATGTGACATCTACTGTAGAATGTGTTAACTCCATTGTTGGAACTTCACCGTGTCTAGATTTAGTAGACGCTGTGCCTGTTCCTACTTTTTGGAATCTTGCTTGGTTACCTTGAACATTTGATGTT